ATAAATTTCTGTTTCAGTTCCATTTTCATCTTCAACCGTTATTGAACCTTCTTCAACCCACGCTGTACCAAAACACAATTCACAAGTGCCAGTCTGTTCTTCTTGGAAATCTGAATGGTATTCTGTCACTTTATATTTCATCTTCCAACTCCTCCACTTTCTTTCTTAATTCTTTATTCTTTTTCTTCAACAAATCACGCTCAAGCGCTCTAATCCGTCTCTTACGTGCATCGCACGGCTTCGAATACTCGATTATCTTCTCTTCGTTTTGCTCGATTGTTCGTTTCAGTCCGTCGATTACTGTCTTCTTGTCATACTTCATCTTCTAAAAATCTTTCAATAGCTTCTCTGTAGGAGACTTCCACCAGACCGTCCAAGTCGTTCAGAGCTTCAATATAGTCTGGACGACCTTGTCCATACTGCTTTTTCAAAAATTCAACAAAGAGATGAATTTCCTGATAGGTTACTCCAACCATATTTCTTACCTCCCACTAAAACGGAAAATCATCTTCCTCAAGGGCGTGTCCTGGCATTTGTTCCTCAATGTTCGAACGGTTAGCCGTATCATCACGCTTTTCAAGTCGCTCAAAACTCTCTGCGACCACCTCAGTCAGATAGACCCTGCGCCCTTCCTGATTCTCATAGTTCCTTGTCTGGATGCGCCCCGTCACACCGACCATATTGCCCTTCTTGCACCATTCTGCAAACAGCTCCGCTTGCTTACGCCACATCATACAGTTGATGAAGTCCGCCTCTCGCTCGCCATTGGCTCCCTTGAAGTTCCGATTGACCGCCAGAGTAAAAGTAGCAACCGCCACATTCGACGTCGTATATTTTAATTCAGGGTCTTTCGTCAAGCGCCCTACTAACGTAACATTATTGATCATCTTTCTTCTCCTTTCTTGCTGCACGTTCCCCGACTAAGTAGCCGAGAAATAACCACAGAATAGCCATTCCAAATTCTTTAAAAAGTTCAATCATTTTCTTCTCCTCCTGAAAAAGTCGCTAAATAGTAACAATCCTTTGCACAATAGTCAAACCGTGTCGTCCGCTGACCAATGTGCTTCTGAAACCTTGGATGAGTGATAGCCGAGAAAGCCCATTGATGATCTTCCATCTGCTCAATGAGATCATCGACATTGTCAAACGTCCCAAGGTAAAATTTACAGTGCCCGTTGTAGACGAAGTAAAGCTCTAACATCACTCCACCTCAACCGGGTAGAAGTTCCCAAAGGAACCCCTCAATGCCTTACCAACCTGTACGGCTGCCGCCCGAGAAACAAACCGCATCGCTTTCTTCTCCTCAGAACATAAAATGTCCAAACCAGTCACACCGATAATCGCGGACCTTAGAAACGGCTTATCCTCTCTTGTCCCATGTCTTAAAATAAACATCAGCCACCTCTGTTATCCAAACGTTTCAGCATTTCCTGTTTCCATTTTTCAAGCTCTTCCTTATCTTCCTCACTCGTGGTATTCACATAGTTAGGTTGAGACCATTCAGGAACGTTGGATTTTGCTTGTCCTTGGCGATTGCTGATTTTACTTTCTCTGTATTGACGCTCACGTTCATCCACTGCTGCAATCGTCAAGACCCCGTCCTTTTTCCAATTCATCAAAATTGCTTTAATATAACTAAAATTCCGTTTACCATTATCAGCAGCAAGACCAATTGCTTTCAGGACAACTTTCGCTTCCATGCAGTCCAAGGTGATGAACTCTTTTAAGATTTCAAATTGAGTGCCATCTAACGGAGCAATACGAGATTGATATTCTTCCACGATGAGCTCGACTGGATTTTTATCTTTATCTATATCTTTATCTATATCTTTATCTAATTCTTTATCTATTGCGTTACTGTGCGTTACTGTAACGTTATCCGTAACGTTACTAATAACGTTACTTTCGTTGCTCTGTGCAAGTAATTTCTGTTTTTGTCGGTGACGTGCGGCTCTATTTCGATTTTGCTCTTTTATTTTTTCCATGCCGTCAATGTTCTGATGTTTCTCCCAATTGGGTAACATTATCACTCCATCTATTTTTTCAACCATTCCAAAATTTTCAAAAACCTCAAGAGCCATACGAACTGTATTCAACGGACGGTGGAACGTTTGTGCAAGCATTTCATCGGTGTATACAATGTTTTTAGAAATGGCTAGTACGCCTTTTCTATTCAATTTTCCTGCTAGTGTTATAAGTTTGATCCAGATTACAATAATTGCGTCACGATCAGGTAAGGCATCAATTAGACACATCTTTTCATCGTCAAAAATATCGGTTGTGATTTTAATCCACTTGATTTCAGACATACCGAGCACCCCACTTCCTACGGTTCGCACGGTACTTCATCCGCATATCCTCATAGATGTACCTACCCTCTAGCGCCATCTTCTCGACCTTCAACAGCTTATTTTCAGAGACTACATCACGATAGTCCTTAGCTAGTTTTTCATAGTCCGTTAGGTATTCTTTGATGAGTGATATTTTCCTATTCTCGTCCTCTAAATATATTTCAAAGTCAGACTTCTCTTCATCAGACGACATCATTTCAATATTCACTCTCTCATGCCACAACAGCCATTCAATCAATTCTTCCATCGCCTGCCCTCCTCATGACAAAAATCTGATTGCAGACTGTTTCGGCTCTGGCAATGCCAGAGGTTCTGGGCGTAAGCCTTGAGGCGGTTCGTTGTCATATGTGAATCCTTTGAACTCTCTACGGATATTCTTGCGAATCTCTTGCCATTTATCCTCTCTACCACGTTCGTATGCATGGTTATAGCCTTGGATAATCATAGACGCAAATTCTTGCTCTTCTCGTCTTTCTTTTTCCTTACGCTCCTCTTGCAATTTGATATGACGGCAAAGCCCTGCAAATCCAATCAGCAAAGCTCCAACACCCATCAACTGGTCTAAAATCGGTGGTTCAAACATTTTTATCTCCTTATGCTCTTAATTTTCGTACTTCTTTTTCTAATTCCAAAATCTCATAAACATCATTGACATCATACATAATATCTTTCCCTTGCTTACGAAATCTTAAGCCTTTTCGTTCTAACTTCTTAACATAGGCATGATTAAAGCCGAACTTCTTCATCAAAGCTTGTTGATTGATTGGCATGCGATCATTCTCTAACTGCTCCTTGACCTGCTTTTCAGCAAAGGCCAGTAATTGGTTTGTGAATAATTCAGCACTTTCGCCGTCCAATCGTAATTGTAACGTGATACCTTCCATTTTCTACATCCTCTCAACTATGCGGGCAAGCATTTTTGTGATATAATGGTTTTAATAATTTAAGTGTGCGCCTGATTTCCGTCAGGCTTTTTTTGCGTTGTTGTCAAACTGTTTTACTTTCCATAGCTCTGAGTTCAATCTCATGGCTGACTTGTCTAAATAGCTTCTCACACGCTATTTTTGCTTCTCTGTACGTTGTAGATTCGCTGATGAAGTAATCAGCAAGTTCGATGATTTTATCTTCCATTCAACCTCCTATATCAGTCTCAAGACTGATGTAATATCCTCCTAAATTGCTATAATAATTTTGACTAGGACCTCTCACCGTTTTAGTCAAAATTCCAATAGAAAGGAGGAGATCTAATGACACTATCTGACAAAGAAATCGCTTTAGAACTTACAAAAATTACCGTCGAACACTTTAATACTCGAGTTGCACATAGTGTTCCAAAGTCTGGATTAACAGAAGAAACCATTGAACAATTCTACAAGCGATTCTATGAAACTGTTACGAATTTAAAAGACGATCATCCAGAATCGTAACATCTATTTGGAGCACATCTTCTGGATGTGCTTCTTTAATGCGAGCTATTTTTCCAATAGCTTCATCTACAGAAGTACTTCTTAAATAAATTTTCAGTTTTGCCATCCCTCAGTCTTCCTTTCTATTTTTTCTGTCTATCTTTCTGCTATAATTAAATCCGAAATTGATAGGCTTTTTCTGTAAATGCTCAAGAAAACTAGTATTTTTTGAGAAACTTTGCACCAACTTAGGGTCTGCCTTTACAAAGGTGGACTCTTTTTTTCCACTATACGGATATCGTCTTGGTCTCATTTTCCCCTCCCCTACGCTTGGCTAAAAGCGTTCAGTTCCATGATTTTCATCTTAGTATTGGTGCTTGGCTCCCACGTCATCCAGTAGGCCAATGCGGCTTCTGCAAACTTTTTCGGTAGCAGGTCATAGCGACTAATATTAAAATGATCCTTGAAATCAACCTCAGCTTGTCTAAAGACCGACTGAGCAAAAATCTTATCCGCATAAGCTGGGCTATCAATACCACCCAGACAAGCTACTACCCTAGCCTTACGCTTCTTCAGGAGCGACTGAGCATAGCTTGGATGAATCGGTTGCTCACTCTTGAGGTAGTCGATATCTTCCAGCATGCTAGTCTGTTGCTCACGCAATTTCTTCTGACCAGTAAAGAGAGCGATAAAGGCATCCTCGTCCAAGTCCTCACGGATAAAACCACCCTGCTTGCGAATAGCTGGCAAGACCTCTGAAGTCACCCAGCGCTTGAACTCCTTAGCCTGAGGCAACTTGCTGGATAAGATAAGAGAGTAGAGACCAGATTCGTTGATGATGATTGTTTCTTGTACCCTTCCTAAATTATCTGCGAGGCCCTGTTTTAGGGCGTCATCTTCATCAACATGAAGAGCAATCGCATTTCTAGCCTTGCTATATCCTAGGATGTCTGCAACATCTTTCCCAACGAACCAAGGCTCGTCATCAATTATCAAAGTACGGACTTCCTTCCCGTGGAAATTAAAAATTTCGTTCATAATGTTCCTTTCTTTTTGCGGTTAAACCGCAATGTCGTGTAAAAAAATAATGTCATCAATAGACACACCAAAAGTAGTAGCGATTTGATAAGCTTGGGTTACAGTAGGTTCTGTTTTTCCTCTCTCCCAATTTCCCCAAGTATCAACAGAGACATCAATAGCCTCGGCTGCATCCGCTTGTCTCCAATTTTTTAGAGTTCTCAATGTTTTTAGAGTCATTTTTTGCATTTTACAGTCCTTTCTATCTTTTTTATAATTGAGTGACTCAACTATGACTCTATTATAATGCGGTTAAACCGCAATGTCAAGTGTTTTTTGCGTTTTTATCGTATTTTTTTATTTTTTTCTTTACTTTTTTGCGTTTTTGCCGTAATATATACTATATAAAGGAGTGATACAAATGAGCAATAATAAAAGTAAAGAAATTTTCTCTGCGAACTTGGAAAAGTTAATGACCAGCAGAGACGTTGATAGAAATAAACTTTGTTCTGATTTAGGATTAAAATACACTACTGTAAGAGATTGGTTAAAGGGTATAACTTATCCTCGGATAGGAAAAATAGAATTACTTGCGGACTATTTCGGTGTTAATAAATCGGACTTGATAGAAGATAAAACTCAAGAAGTAAAGGAAGTAAAAATCCCTACTTCCCCTCTTGTCCAAAAAATTACTGAAAAAGTTGTAAAGTTGTCAACTCCAAGAAAACAAAAAGTTCTGAACTATGCTAATGAACAATTAAAAGAGCAGAATAATAAAGTGATTATGATTGAGGAAAAGCTTTTTGAATACCGTGTTTTTGAAAAACTTTCAGCTGGTACTGGCTTTTCATACTTCAACGATGGTAACTATGACACTGTTTTTTATGACAAAGACCTAGACCACGATTTTGCTTCTTGGGTTTTTGGAGACTCAATGGAACCTAAGTACATGAATGGAGAGGTCGTTCTTATCAAAGAAACAGGATTTGACTATGATGGTGCTGTTTATGCAGTTGAGTGGGATGGCCAAACTTACATTAAAAAAGTTTATAGAGAAAAAGACGGTCTGAGACTCGTCTCTATCAATAACAAGTATAAAGATAAATTCGCACCATATGAAGAAGATCCGAGAATTATTGGAAAAATTGTCGGAAACTTCATGCCAATAGAAAATTAAAAGGAGAAACTTATGAAAATAGGAATGAGAAAACCAAGTCTGACCAGAAGTTTAAAAGCTAGAACTACTAGTAAATGGAAAAGACAGGCTAAAAAAGCTATTATCCCTGGCTATGGTAAAAAAGGGATGGGATGGGTTAAAAATCCAAAGAAAGCTATGTATAACAAGGTTTATCATAAGACAACATTTGGACTTTCAGATTTGTTTAAATCATCTAAAAAAAGGACAAAAAATGAGAAAGTTGAGCACAAAAAATCTACTAGTACACAACGCACCGTTAAATCCAACAAAAAAACTGGAATTGTGTTAATTATTATCGGTATCATCACTTTTCTTATAATACCGCCAATCGGGATATTTTTCCTAATCATTGGAATTTTGTATTATATTTTTAAGAAACGTGCAACAAAGAAACAAATACACCGAACAGAAATCGTAGAAGATTTTGAAGAATAAAAAAATCCCCACACTCTCCATCGCAAAACTTTGAGTGTGAGGATTCAACTTTCCATCGAGCAAGCAATGGAAAGGATGATAAAAAAATACACTTATAGTTTATCATAAGTTCTACACCTTTTCAACTATGCGGGCAAGCAATCGAAAAGAAAGGACTTTTTATGATAAAAAAATACATTACAAAAAAAGGAGAGACTAGATATCTCTTTCAAACATACCTGGGCATAGACCCTGCTACTGGAAAGGAAAAACGTACAACACGCCGTGGATTTAAAACCATTAAAGAGGCCAAGGCAGCCGAACGTGACCTTCTCTTAGATGTTGAGGAGAATGGTTTTTCAAGCAATGAAGATTTCCAGAACCCTACTTTCGCTGAAGTCGCTGATTTGTGGCTTGATAGCTATAAAAACACTGTGAAACCAACAACCTATCAAAGTGTTAAAATAAAACTTGACGTCATGATTGACTTGTATTTTACAGATATGAAGATTCAGCAGATCAGTGTAGCTTATTGTCAGAAGGTTGCCATTCAGTTAAGTAATCGCTATATCCTCTACACAAATTACTACTCTGTCATTAGCCGTATTTTCAAATATGCCACTTCTATTGACATCATTAAGTCAAATCCCTTAGACAAGATTATCAAGCCTAAAAACAGGCCCTTAAAGGCCAAAGAGAACTACTATACAAAACAGGAGTTAACAGATTTTCTTAAAGTTTGCAAAGAAAATTGTAAGCCTGTAGAGTATACTTTTTATCACTTACTAGCTTTTACTGGTTTGAGGATTGGAGAAGCTATCGGACTCATGTGGTCAGATGTTGACTTTGAAAATAAACGATTGAACATTTCTCGGACAGCTGTCAAGATTGGCAAAGAACAAACCGTCCAGGATCCTAAAACCAAAAGGAGTAAGAGGGTTATTACCTTAGACGATGAAACTCTGAATGCATTGAAACTCTGGAAACGTCAACAGATAAAAGAATATTTCCAAGCTGGTAAAGCATATCAGCATGATTCGAATTATATATTTACGAACAACAAGGGGAAATGGCTTTTGACTGCAACTATGAAAGTGAAGCTTAGTAGCTTCTTTTGTAAACACAATAAGCTTAAAAAAATTACGCCCCACGGATTTAGGCACACACACGCTTCTCTCTTGTTTGAAGCTGGTATCACAGCTAAAATCATTTCGGACAGACTAGGTCACAATAATGTTCAAACCACCCTTGATATGTATACTCACATCAATGATAATCAACGTGTTGAAGTTGTTGACCAGCTCATGGATTTCATCCGCTCCAACTAAAAAACATGCCGTATTCAATATCGTATTCACTTTTGGTTAACACGCTAGAAACCCACTGATTTCAAGGGATTCGCAAGCTGTTTACTATTGTACTATAAATGTTAAAATTTGTATCAAGTTTGCTACGGTTAGCTGTATTATCTATGATATTATAATAAGTTCAGGCTAAAATAGTACACCATGGTTTCTATAGCAGATTGAAATAAAATCTAGAGAAATCAATTAATTATAAAACATTATTAGAAATTGAATTGAATTTCGCATTCAAGGTGTTCGGTTTTTTCATTTCACTATAGATAAAAGAAAAAATTGAAGAAAATTGTCCAAAGAGCCACTTTTTCTTCAATCTACTTTTACTTATTTTAATAAGTTCCTTCTTCACCTTGACTAGTCAAGATAACAGGTCCATCTTTTGTAATGACAAATTGGTGTTCATACTGACATGACAATCCACCGTCAATGGTCTTATGCGCCCAACCAGTTTTCATATCTGTATCAATTTCCCAGTCACCTGTATTGATCATCGGTTCAATAGTCAAGACCATTCCTTCACGGAGACGAAGTCCACGACCAGCAATACCATAGTTAGGAACCATTGGTTCTTCGTGCATGGTTGGGCCAACACCATGACCAACCAAATCACGCACTACACCGTAACCACGACTTTCAGCGTATTCTTGAATGGCTGCACCGATATCACCAATGCGATTTCCAACAACAGCTTGCTCAATCCCTTTATACATAGCTTCTTTAGTTACATCCATCAAATTTTTCACTTCTTCAGACGGTGTACCAACAGCATAAGCCCAACATGAGTCTGCTAGACCACCAGAGTAGCTCTGAGTGTATTTTTTCATTTGCTCCACATTGTTGAAGTTTAATTTTGAGACATTCAGGTCAGATTTGGCAATTGGACCTCCCAAAACCATGTCAACCTTGAGCAAATCACCATCTTTCAAGATGTAGTGACGAGGGAAAGCATGAGCTACTTCATCATTAAGAGAGCAGCAGGTAGCATAAGGATAGTCCATCATGGCACCGTCAACCCCAATCTGAAGCGGAAGGAAGTTTTCTTCCTTACAACGACGGCGAACGTACTCTTCTACTTCCCACATATCTAGGCCAGGCTTAATCAAATCACGTAAGCCGATATGAATACTTGCTAGAAAATCACCAGCCTTGTCCATAGCTTCGATTTCACGAGCTGATTTTAATGTTATCATTTTTTCTCCTAGTTTCTAATTAATTTTAACAGTCACATTTGCTTTTGAAACAATCTGATGACCATGATAAATATCATAATCAATAATAGCTGATCGTCTAGTATGGTGGATAATGCGTGCTTGAATGCGCAATATATCATCTATCTGGACAGCCTGCAAAAAGTAGATCAGCATCTGCTCGATAATGAGATTGCGACCACTATTCACAACTAAATCTTGGGTCATGTGGGTCAGAATTTCTGCCAATACACCATTAGCCAAAACTCCATTTTTTTCTAGCATAAAGGGTTCCACTGTAATCACTACTTCATCATGGTGATAAGAGAGCTTTTGTCCAATCTGCTCAGAAAAAGTTGGTAAAGCAGAAACTTGAGAACGACTCATCTTCTCCATGACATCTCGTCTAGTTACAACGCCAAGCAAAGTTTGATTGCTTCGAACAACTGGTACCATTTCAAAGTCTTCGGCAATCATCCGTTGACTCACATTGGCAATATTTGTCGATAATCCAACCAAGAATAGACTACGAGACATGACCTTATCAATTGTAGTACTTGGTGATTTATCGCCCGCATCTCTCATAGTTACAACTCCAACGACAACCTGATGTTGGTTAATAACTGGAAAACGACTGCTTCGATTCTTACGTACCAAGTCTAGATAATCTTTGACTGTGTCAGTCTCTCTCAGAAAACCATATTCATGACTTGGACGATAAAGTTTCTCAACTGTCAAAATATCAGTCTTGATTTGGACATTTGACAAGGCTTTATTGATCATGGTCGCAACGGTAAAGGTATCATGCTTACTTCTTAGAACAGGAATCCCTTTTTGATTGGCCAGTTTAAGCACATCATCATGGACCTGAAATCCTCCTGTAACCAGAACGGCATTTTCATTTTCCAAGGCTAGCAACTGAATACGGGTTCGGTCTCCGACAATCAAGAGCCCCCCATCATGAAGGTAAGATAAGATATTTTGCTCAGTCATGGCACCGATTGAGAACTTACTAAATTCTCTATCAAGGCCTTCCTGTCCAGCTAACACCTCAGAAGAAGTTACTTCTGCAATTTCTGCAAATGTTAGTCTTTCGATAGCAACTTTCTGTGATTTAACGCGAATTGTTCCACTACGGGGACGAGTCTCCACAATTCCACGATTTTCAGCTTCTTTAATGGCCCGATAAGCCGTTCCATCACTGACTCCCAGATGATTGGAAATACTACGAACACTGACCCTTTTACCTACTGGTAATTCCTCCAAATAACTTAGAATTTCCTGATGCTTACTCATTGAATTCTCCTTTTACATACCGAAATTCAAGATAATCTCGCATTTTTCTTGTGTAGCGATCACTTCCCTTAAACTGACGAAACAAACTAAATCCAGACTTAAGAGCAACCTTTTGGCTAGCTTCGTTTTCAAGATGGGTTATAATGGATAATTGTTTTAAGTCAAATTCTTCAAAAGAAAGTTGGCAAAGTTTTTTTACAACTTCTGTCATAAATCCTTTTGACCAAGCATCTTTTCTCAAAAAATAGCCAAGCTCTGCTTCTTTTTTGATTTCATCTAACTTCTCAAATTTAATAGAACCAATCATTTGTTGATTTTTCTGGTCACAAATTGCCCACACTCCCAAAGGGGACTTCATAAAGTAATTAGCCAGTGCATACTGGCTTTCTTCTAGACTTGCCTGCGTTGGGAAAATAAATTGAAGATTTTCTGGATTCGAAGCTATCTCATAAAAATCCTGACTATCACTAAAAAAGAAAGGACGCAAATACAAGCGATCCGTTTCAAAAAAAGAAAACATTGCTAATTTGGTCCAAACCTCAACAAGTGTAATATCCGCTCCTAGATTACGTAATTTTTCAATAATATCAGAATAACCACGTAAGATGAACTCAATATTTGTAATTTCAGTTTTACCTTCAGCCATCAAACCAGCAATGACAAGTGCGGCCCCAGCTCTAAGGTCAGTAGCTTTTACATTTGCTCCACGTAAACTACGTCCACCAGTATATATGATATGGTCGTTTGTAGTCGTAATATCTGCATCCATCTTTGTTAGTTCAAAAACATGGTTTACTCGTTTTTCATAAATGGTATCAATAATGGTACCACGCCCCTCCGCTGTTAACAAGAGAGGAGTAATTGGTTGTTGCAAGTCAGTAGCAAAACCAGGATAAGGTGCTGTCTTAATATTGATTGCTTTCAAATTAGACTGTTCTTCGACAAAAATACTGTCTTCAGATACAGTCATTCTCACACCCATCTCTTCCAACTTAGCGATGAATCCTTCTAAGTGTTCGTATAATACATTGTTGATACGAATTCCCTTACCGACTGCAGCAGCTAAGGAAATGTATGTTCCCGCTTCAATACGGTCTGGAATCACCTGATGACGAGTTCCATGTAATCTTTCAACACCATCAATAATGATGATATTGGTCCCAGCACCACGGATATGGGCTCCCATATTATTCAAGAGAGTGGCAACATCAATAATCTCAGGTTCACGAGCTGCATTTTCAATAATGGTACGCCCATTTGCTTTAACCGCAGCAATCATCGTATTTATCGTCGCACCCACGCTAACCGTATCCATGTAAATACTTGCTCCATGAAGTCCTGTATCTTTAGCAGATAACTTCATGTTATCTCCCTCGTAGCTAACAGTGGCACCCATAGCTTCAAAAGCCTTAAGGTGTAAATCAATAGGACGAGGGCCCAAATCACATCCACCAGGTAAGCCAACAGTGGCTTCACCAAAGCGACCTAAAAGACTTCCATAAAAATAATAAGATGCACGAAGACTATTGATCTTTCCATATGGCATTGGAATATTTTGAACACCTCTTGGATCAATCTCTAACACATCGTCATATCTCTTAACAGTAGCCCCCATTAACTCCATAATTTCGACAAGACTAGCAACATCGGAAATATCTGGTA